TTTTCACGCTCCCAGCCCTTTTGTCTGCCATATTCGGAAAACATTCTTGGGTTCGGGAAGTACCGCCAGCGGTCAATGCTCTGGTTCATAATCTCGTTGATTTCCCGGATTTCCCATTGCTTCGGTTCGTCAAAGGCATGGTTCAAGGCTTCCTTGTAGAGCTGCTTGGAACAGACCATGCTCCCGGTGTACTTATCAAGATATGCCTGTATCATCCCGGCTTTGGTGTCCTCCGGCATAAAATCCCGCTGGTGTTCTTTGAGATACCGCTGCATGGCGGAGCTGAAAGCCAGCTTGAACCTGCCGCTTCGGTAAATCTCCATCGCTTCCGCCCACATCTGCTCGATATAGGCTCTGGAAGCAGCTTCGTCCTCCAAAATGTGAACCTCGGCTTGCCCTGGGTACACCATGACGGGGATAAAGCGGCGGGTGCCGGGACGGGCAAGGGGGAGGGAGGCAAGGGCATTGGGAGGGGCGCCAAAAACGCCCCGACGGGGGCGGGCGGTGTATTTACGACATGGAATTAGCGTGCAGTTGGCGGGGGGTATTCTTTCGTCCAGACGAAAGCAAGGGCCAAGGTAAGCCCCACAGGAATTTGAGATTACCTTGACCCTTTGAAAAGTTATAAAACTAAGCTATATTGATATGTAATCGGGATTATATGCTTGTCTACATTCCGATTTGCCCTGTTTATCACTACTGTTCGTACTGGACATATATGTTTGACCATCTGGCCGCCAACGGAACCGGCCTCACGGCTGGTCAGATCGCCATTGTAGCCCTGCTTCAGGTTGACGCCAACCTCCTGGGCGGCCTCCATCTTGAACTTGTTCAGGGCCTCACGGGCGCTGGGAACCACGGGCTGGTTGGAATTGGAATTGTTAGAGCTAGACATAATAGCGCATCTCCTTTGGTGACAAATTTGTTGGATTCGGTGAATCCAGACATAGCTTTGCCCCAGGGCGGATTTCTATGTGCGCCATTTTTTGCTGGTCGGGTCTGCGAAAAAAGGGGAATAATAATACAGATAGATAAAATTGAAGTAAACTGTGTCGGTTTTGGAAAGAACATCAGAAATAGAATAAAAGAGAAGATAAAAAAGAGGAAAATGTACCGCTGCGGCCCGGCGGACGCGGTTAAAGGACCCAGGCATGCCACACACCGTCCTGCCGCTCGCGCTGGAGCCGTCCCTGCCGGTGCAGATGGTCCAGGTGGGCGATGCACTCGCCCACGGCAAACCACTTCTGGGCCAGGGGAAAGTCGTCCCAGCTCCTGGAGCGGATGTTCCAGGTCATATGGGCGGCGGCTTCATAGGCGGTGCTGCCGGGGCGGGCGCGGAGGAGGAGTGCCAACCACCCCGCCAAACGGGCCCGCCACGATGCAGGCCA